CCACAAGTTTGCAGAGATAAGATTAAGGATGCTTTGCAACTGATTATAGATGGAACTGAAAAAGAACTAAACACATTTATACAGGATTTCAGAAAAGAATGGTTGGATTTGAAACCAAATCTAATAGCATTTCCAAGATCATGTAATGGTTTAAGTAAGTGGGGAACAACAAATGGTATTTTTAAGAAGGGTTGTCCAATGCACGTTAAGGGGGCTCTACTTTATAACTATCAGTTGAAAGACAAAAAGTTGGATAAGAAATATCCTGAGATTATGGAAGGTGAGAAAGTCAAATTTGTTTATTTGAAATCTCCAAATCCATTTCAAACAAACGTATTTACTTTTTATACAGAATGTCCTACAGAATTGGATGTTCAAAAATATATCGATTATGATAAACAGTTTAAAAAATCATATGTCGAACCATTGAAGTTTATCACAAATGCCATAGGTTGGCATATTGATGATTCATATGGAACACAAACAAATTTATTAGACTTCTTTAGTTAAGGTGAATGTTGAAAAAAATACACAAAGTAACAGCATCAGAGTTTGTTGCAGAACGACATTACTCAGCTGTTATGCCAAGTTTGACAAAGTTTTTTCTTGGATATTTTGTTTTAGGTGAAATGGTAGGAGTTATTACATTTGGCTGGGGAACAAGGCCAAAACATACAATTCAAAAACTATTTCCTGAACTCGATACGAAAGATTATTATGAAATAGGTAAGATGTGTATGGATGATGTAATGCCCAGAAATAGTGAATCTCAAATGTTGTCAATGGCAGTTAAGTGGTTAAGAGAAAATACAGACATCAAATATCTTTTCACATGGGCAGATGGTATTGTTGGTAAGCCTGGATATGTGTATCAAGCTGCAAATTTTCTGTATGGTGGATATTCCATAACAGATATTTACGTTACTGAAACAGGTGAAAAAGTGCATCCAAGAACCATACAAGGAATTCTACCAAATGAAGAAGGTTTGAAATATGGACATAGACCAAACTTTGAACAACTGAGGGATTTGAAATTGAGTAGAGTTAAGGGAAAACAGTTTAGATACATTTATCCTATGACCAAAAAGGATAGAAAATATTTGAAAAATTCAACAGTTACATGGAACCTGAACCATCCAAAAGATGTTGATTTAGAATGGACTGTAAAAGGCCCAGGCGAAACAGAATATGTAAAGACTAAAACAATGCCATTTGAATTATCAAAAGATATAAAATATAATAAGAAGAATATTAGTAAATATAGAAGTGAATCAAACTTAAATCAATTTTTTAACTAAAGGAGAACATGGATTCAAAAGAAGTAATAGATCATAGAAAATTTGTAGATAGTGTAACATCAGAAGCCACAAAAGAATGTGATGCATTTATTGAAAACTTAGATACATTACAAGATGGAGATCCCAAATGGATTCAACCACAACGATTGCTTACAGGAGGTATTGGTATCTGTTCTGAGGGTGGAGAACTTTTAGACTTGGTAAAGAAAATACTTTTTCAGGGAAAGAAACCTACACCAGAATTAAGACATAAAATCAAACTTGAGCTTGGAGATGTAATGTGGTATGTACAACAAGTTCTTATTTGGGGAGGATGGAGTCTAAACGAAGTTCTTGCCGAAAACATTAACAAATTAGATGGCAGATACCCTGAAGGGTTTTCTGTTGACAAATCTGAAAATAGAGAAGAATAGTGGATTTATCAAAATTTATAAAGGAGTCAGGAAATGAATATGCCTCAATCGTGGAAGAAGGTGTGGCAGCTGGTGATGTTCATAATTACATCGACACCGGCTCTTATTTGTTTAACGCTTTACTTTCTGGTAGTCTGTTTGGTGGACTACCTTCAAACAAAATTACGGCACTTGCTGGTGAAACCGCAACAGGAAAAACATACTTTGCATTAGGAATAGTCAAACAATTTTTGGACACAAATCCAGATGGTGGAGTTTTATATTTTGAATCTGAATCTGCAATTCCAAAAGAATTGATTGTACAGAGAGGGATTGATCCTAAAAGAATGGTAATACTACCAGTAGTGACCATTCAGGAATTCAGGACACAAGTACTTAAATGTCTGGATGCATATCTTGCAGAAGATGAACAAAAACCAATGTTGATTATATTGGATTCTCTTGGAAATCTGTCAACTACAAAGGAACTGGAAGATACAGCTGCAGGAGCAGAAACCAGAGATATGACAAGAGCACAAATTATTAAGGCCACTTTTCGTGTCCTGACTCTCAAGTTAGGAAGAGCTAATGTGCCATTAATAGTGACCAATCATACCTATGATGTTATAGGTGCATATATGCCGACTAAGGAAATGGGTGGTGGTTCTGGTTTGAAGTATGCAGCCAGTTCTATCATTTATTTGTCCAAGAAAAAAGATAAGGAAGGAACTGAGGTTATCGGTAATATTATCCATTGCAAGACTCAGAAATCCAGATTGACAGTTGAAAACAAAATGGTTGATGTTCGATTAGGTTATCATTCAGGAATTGATAAGTTTTATGGACTGTTGGAATTTGGTGAAAAACATGAAATATTTAAAAAGTCTGGAAATCGTTATGACATAGATGATAAATTGTTATATGCAAAATCCATTTATGCTGAACCAGAGAAATATTTCAATGAACAAGTTATGAAACAATTAGAAGAAGCTGCCAAAAAGGAGTTTTTATATGGAGAAGTGGATAAACATTATGTCTGAATATATTCCAATAAAAACAGTAAAACATTCATCAGTAGTTCGTGAAGGTGATGACTCAGAGCTCAATGCCATTCGTATTGAAGAAGGTAAATTTAAAGGATTAGTTTATCTTTACGAGGATGTTATGATGGGAGAAGAAACAAAAGAAGGTGGCATGAATCTACATTTCACCATAAAACACGCAAAGTGGGAAAACACAAACCATCTAGATAATGAAAAAGAATTCCATCAAGTAGCCGGTGATATTTTAGTATCATGTCTAGAAAAAGGACTAAAGGAAGATAATGAATTTGAAATCATCTACAGAGACAATGATACTAGGTCACTTGATGACCAACGAAGAGTACGCAAGGAAAGTCTTACCCTTTCTGAAGATTAAATATTTTGAAGGTAATGACCATCAAATCGTTTTTGATGAAATATATAAATTTGTAGATAAGTATAAAAATATACCTTCTAAAGAAGCAATAGAGGTAGAAATAGATCAACGGAAAGATCTTAATGAGGATACATGGAAATCTGCTCAAGAATTATTAAAAAATCTGGCACATGAAAAGGTCGAACAAAAATGGTTGGTCGAAACCACAGAACAATACTGTAAAGAACGAGCACTCCATCTTGCCGTCTTGGATGGAATCAACATTATTAGTGGGAATGATAAAGATAGGGATACTTCTAGCTTACCTGACATTCTTTCTGATGCTTTGTCTGTTAGCTTTGATATTTCTATCGGTCATGACTATATTGATAATGCCGCAGATCGTTTTGCGTTTTATCACAGAAAAGAAGAAAAGATTCCTTTCGATCTTGAGTACTTCAACAAGATAACAAACGGTGGACTTCCCAACAAAACCCTAAACATTGTAATGTCTGGTACAGGAGTAGGTAAGACCCTATTCATGTGTCACCATGCTGCAAATGTTCTTTTGAGTGGATATGATGTTCTGTACATTACTTTGGAAATGGCAGAAGAACGGATTGCAGAAAGAATAGATGCAAACTTAATGGATTTGACCATTGATGAATTGCATGACCTACCTAGAACAATGTTTGATACTTCACTTGACAGTATCAGAAAGAAAACTCAAGGAAAATTAATTATTAAAGAATATCCTACAGCATCAGCTCATGTAGGACATTTTCGTTCATTAATAAAAGAATTACTTATTAAAAAACGATTCTCACCTAAAATTATTTTTATCGATTATTTAAACATTTGTGCTTCTTCCAGATTTAGGTCAGGTTCAAATGTAGGATCTTATTTCTATATTAAGGCTATTGCAGAAGAGTTACGAGGATTCGCAGTTGAAAACAACATACCACTTGTTTCTGCAACTCAAGTGAATAGATCTGGATTCACCGCATCTGATTTTGGATTGGAAGATACAAGTGAAAGTTTTGGACTTCCTTCGACAGCTGACTTCATGTTTGCACTCATACAAACTGAGGAATTAGAGGAACTTAATCAAATACTGGTAAAACAACTCAAAAATCGATATAATGACCTCACCAAAAACAAAAAATTCATACTTGGAATAGACAGACCAAAGATGAAACTATATGATGTTGAACAACAAGCACAGAATAATTTAGTCGATTCTGGTCAAGAAAATCCTACATCTCAACAAGTAGATACAGTAAATTGGAAGTTCTAATATTATAAATACTACCAGAGGGGGCTTCAGGGAACATACTGGAAGAAGATTCTCAGAACCTTCCAGGCATGAATGCG